TTCACCTGCTAGACCAAGGGCGGGATAAAGAATAGCGTGTGTAGTTTTATAGATAGCTGTACGTGCTGCCATCTTCTGGTAATCGTTAAGGCTCATGGCCTTATTCTTATAAACCTCGTTGAAGTATTCCCACGACTCTAGGTCTGCAGTATCAATCATATTCTTCTTCCTCTTCTAGAATATCTATAGGCATGTCGTTAAAGAAATAATCAGACAGGTCTATGTCACCACGTTCGATTAATAAATCAAGGACTGTATCTTCAGTGATGTCATTCATCTCTAAGATTCTTGCTAATCCATAACTCTCAATCAACAAATCAAGTTGCCCCCTGTAATCAAACATTATCCACTCCCATACTGCTTCTTTATTTTATCAAGTGAAATAAACTCAGGCTCATAGACACCGTTCTCTAACTCACGTTTAACTACAACACCTTTCCACCAGTCATTATTAGATTGTCCTGCCCACGTTTCCTCGCTTCCTTTGAAGCACCCCGCAACAAGCCCGATAATCGAATTAGGATGCGCAGTATCTTTAAAATAAATACTACGTTTATGACTGTGACCACAAGTAGAGCTATGATTCCTGTTTTGTAGTAAGGTGTAAGCATGATGAAGACCAGAGACAGGTGTCCCATAATTGCCAGCACCAAAGAAATGAGCGTAAGATACGCCATCGTAATCAACGATGCTGGGGGCCGAATTGTGGTACTCATGGTACTCGTCGAACCACTGCTTCGTTTGAAGATGGCTGAAGGAAATCCCGTACTTTTCTCCCTGTAATCGTGGGTCATGGGTGATAGCCTTTTTGATTCTATTTTCATGGTTACCTTCGAAGCCTATCCAGAAGGGACGTTTACGTTTGTTATGTCTGAACTTCCAACGTAGTCTTTCTTGTGCATCATTGTAGCATTCAATATCTTTACCGTAATTCTGTGACACAATAGCTTGCGGGTATCGTGTATCAAAACTATTGAGTGAACGCATGTCAGCACCGTCACCTAAGTCTACTACGTAATCTGGTTTCAGATCATAAATGAAATCACCTAGCCAACTGAACCTGTCGTTAGGTGTACTTGGATCAGCGTGAGCACACGTGAATACCAGTACTGTCTTTTTCTTTTTAAGCATCATACATATTTGTGTTACGAATAACAACACCCTCTATTGATTGAGATACCTTCTTAGCTTCCTTGTATGCTTCATCGAATGTATCATATAGCATCTCTGTCTCTTCTATCTCTCCGTTAAACTCTGAAAGATAGATTACACAGTATGGATGTTTTCCGTCTTCATCTAAATACTCAGTATGTTCGAATGGTTCTTGCAGTACCTTGTGAAGAATAAGTTTCATTTGCTAGGTTCCTTTAACCAAACAGTAGGTATAACCCTATCTGCATATTTGAATCCGTGTTTCTCACACCACATAGCGTAAGTAGTCTTGCTACCTTTATATAGTCTAGTCTTACTATTTGTAAAGACAAAACGTATATCTAACTCAGGGTGTTGATCACGAATAGCTAAGTGTTTAGCACGGTCAGGTGAAATAAATCGGCCTTTTGTTTCGACTATAATACCATTCTCTAGAACAAAGTCAGGTGTGTAAGTCTTAGTCTTTGGATCAATCCACTTGATCTTAAACTCTTCGTAAGTAAACTTAACACCTCGTTCCTTTAAGAACTTAGCAGTATCTTGTTCAAGACCTGAACGATAACCTGCCCTCAGTGCTCTTTGTCGTACCTTAATCTTCATCCATAGATACCTCTGGAACTTTAGGTTCTGAGCGTACATCAACTAAGTAGACAGGACCAGTACTGTAAATAAACTTACGTGCTTCAGGCCAACACTGCTTCTTAAACTCACAGTAACTACACATCATAGGCAGCTTGCTATTAGGACTCGACTTGGACTGTGGAACTTTCTTCTGTCGTTCATCAGGCATGTCACCTGCGACAAGTTCTTTAGCCTCTAACATCTCTTGCTCTTTGGTTCTGAGTTCCTCTGTGAAGTCATAAACATCTAGACACATGTGTCCGTTCTGTTTATCTATCGCTAAGAATGCGCCGTGTGTTTTATCTGTTACCTTATCATCATCCTGCCCTGCATATACGTAACTGGATAACTGACTGATGTAACCGAAGGGATCGTCTTCTCGTAAGTTACCTTCCTTGAACTTCTTAAATGCATATGGACTACAAGACTTGACATCAATAGTCATACCATCAATCACTGCGTCACGGTGTCCTTTGATACCATGAACATCAAGGCGATCTTGTTGTCCTTTCACATCATGCCCTGCAGCCATAGCAATAGTTAGTGCTAGTTCTTCAATCATGTCACCATAAAAGAACTTGAGTAGTGCGTTAGGTTCTAATGGTGCACCATCTGCAGGTGTGTTGACTTTGTACCATAGCTTTCTCTTGCATGGCGTACCAATAGAAGACAGAGATAGATAACCTCGTGGCTCCTGTTGTTTGCTGAATCGTTTGTTAGCCATCAGAGAGATGTTGTGGCCCAGAATAGATCCCTCTAAACCAGACCACCCACCTTTACCCATGATAACTTCTTGCATGTCAGCAATTAGTGTATCAATGGTTTTCATTTAGAATCCTACGGCTTCGTTCTCTTGTACGTACTCGACTAACTCTAGTATCTTAACACTTACTAATGCGGTACGGCTATACTGTTTACCATCTGAACCTGTGAAGGTAGTGATCAGGTTAGTACACTCAGCTACAGTACCGTTACCAATGATACCCATGTCTTCAGTCCAAGGGTTACCGTCCTTGTCTGTTACCTTTGGTGCTCCACCTGCTTGGGGTATCTCAGTACCGTCCTTCTTTGTAACTTTGTGTGGGCGTACAAACTTTACTACAATCTCACCATCAATCATACGGTTCTGGTTAGGTTGCTTCTGAGAACCTGCGTCCTTCAGTGCTTTCATACCTTCCTTGTTGATAACCTGGTTGACAGTGTATGCACCTTCAGACTTTTCATATGCACCACCATACCCTGTAAGGTCACGGTTGCCCTCTGTTAGGCGAGGCCATTCGATTGCACCAGTAGTTGTTACTTCTTTGTATGTAGTTTTAGGCATTGGTTTTCCTTTTATTTTAGTGGGCCATACTTATATGTTAGTATAGAAAGCATAGCCTGTCAAGTACTAATGTGTATCTTTCCAAGATTTTCCTATAGAATATTCTCCCTCTAATGGACACATAATTCCAAGGTGTAATCCTGCCCATTTGATAGAGTCACATTGTATTTGTGCTAGTCTTTCTGCGTCTTCATATGTACCTCTTACTTCTGTTTGCCATTCGTCATGTACCCATGTACATATCTTAAAGTCAAGACCTTCTTGTGTTGCCTGTTCACGCCACCGTCTTGTAGCATATTTCATCACAAGTGTCTCGCCGTTCTGTAGCATACCTGCTAGTGTCTTGTGTTCATTAGGTACTACAACCTTACGTCCATCGTACCCTCTGAAGTAACCACGAGATGCTATCTCAGGTATCACATTCTTCTTTAGTTTAGCTAGACCTTCGATACTGTTAGTAAAGTTAGACACTGCTTTGTTAGCCTGACCCATACCTGTCTTCAATATCTGTGCTATCTTTGCTGTACCTGCACCAAGTAGGAATGCATAGATGAATGTCTTAGCCATGTCTCTAGTGATATGATTCAGACCAAGTGCCTTACGATTAAGGTTGTGTATATCTGTATCATCTTCTTTCTTGCCTTCGATAATAGCCTTAACGTACTGCTTACTCTCCATGATGTCAGCAAGTATCCGAAGTTGGATTCCTGCAGCATCCGTACCAACAAGATAGCACCCTTCAGGTGTTGTCCATAAGTTTCTAAACTGTCCATCGTAATCTGCCTTTACTTTATCTACTGCAGTCTTAGCATCCCCATGATACACACTTGGAATGTTACCCATATTAGGATTACGGTGGGCCATGCGTCCAGTCCAAGATCCTATGTGCATGAACTGACCGTGGATGCGTGTATCCTTGCTACTCTCTACTGCCTGTAGCCACTCTGTGAGTGTGCTTCTACGTCCTTCTAAGGTCAACCATTCAGCAAGTGCTTTAGCCCCCTCAGGTGCGCTCTCAGGCAGCGTGTTGAGGTTCTCTTCTGATACTGTCCAACCATACTTGGCGTAGTACTCAAGCTTATCTGTCTGTTCTTTTCGTATAGCTTCACGGTGACCGACTGTCTTGTCTACTGGGTTCCAACCTGCATCCCATAGACGTTCCACTCGTTGCTTAGTAGAACCTGGATTAAACTCTACGTAATCGTAGCACTCTAGCATATCGTCAACAATCTTTGTCTCAGGATATTCTTGAAGTGCAGTCTCTACATTCTTGAACAGGTTACCGTCTTCCTTGACACGGTACTTGATAGTCTTGATTAGTTCTAGCTTGGGTGGGAATGCCTGATGGATACGTTCCTCTAGTTCTTGTAGTCGTTTAGTAATCTCTAGGTGCAAACGATTCGCAGTTGCTATGTCAAACTCGAACCCACCCTCGTGCATCTCTTGACAGATAATTGCTACATCATGCTCAAGGCGCATAGCCTGTGACCAATCCTTATCCTTGATCTGCTTAGAGAAGTGATCGAACAGTTTCTCTGTTACCTCTACGTCACGGTGGCAGTAGTCTAGCATCTCTTGGGTTAGGCCACCTTCAAAGTCCTTGAAGTTATCTTTCGGAAAGCCTAGCTTCTCACCCCATGTACCTAGACTGTGTGATCCGATACCGAAGTCAATGAGCATAGACACAACTAAGGTATCAACAATCTTCTGCATGTCGATGACTGGACCTACAATCCTGTTGATTACAGGTGCGTCGAAGTTAATAAAGTTGTGACCAACCCAACGTGTAACACCCTTGGCGTACTGCTTGAACCGATCACGTTCCTCTTCGTTCTCATGTAGGTTGACGAACTGGTGTGTCTTACCTGACTCTTTCTCTTTAACACAGATACACCATAGCTTATCAGGTGTTAGACTTTCTGTCTCTATGTCTGCGAATACTATCATCCATTTCTCCTATCCAGTGCGTCACGTCATCATGTGGATTAGCTCCATCGTCCTCTATCTTCTGAGAGCTTGAAGCTTGCCTCGTCGAATCTGAGCTTACCTGCAAATCCTGTTTTACCTGCTGGTCTGTTCTTGACGAGTAGTAGTTTTGTTGTGTTCCTTTCATCACGATCCTCTGCCATCTTATCACGTTCTAGTTTTACTACAACAGATGCACGTTTCGCAATGGTTCTGCAATCTCGTACCTGTCCATCATCATTCTCATGGGCGATGGTTATGATTCCCACGTTTAGTTCAGAGGCAATGCGAGATAGCTGCACTGATAAAGCAGACAACCATTTCTCTACTGACTCCTCACCCTTACGAGAGTAGGCTAAGTCTTGTATCGGTTCAAAGAATACATAGTCTACTCCACATGCCTCACGGAAATACCTGATCTTTTCTAGTATGTCCATAGGGTCTTCATCTACTGCGATCTGGAACTGGAACAGGCGTTCATCTTGTGATAGTTCGATGATTGCTTGCTTGACTTCCTCTTCCATACCGTGTTCTTCGATCAAGTCTTTACGTGTCAGGTTCATGTTCAAGTGATACGACACTAGACCAAGTACACTGCGCTTCTCTGTTTCTTCGAGGTGACAGATAGCAATGCTTACATCCTTATGTTCAGTCAGTACGTGGTACTCTAGGTAGCGCATGAACTCTGTCTTGCCGATACCTTCGGGTGCTTGAAACACAGTGAAGTGTCCTTGCATCAGACCTAGTGCAACGTCATCAAAGGATTCGATACCTGTTGATACGTAGACTGCATCGTCTTGCTTCTCGAACAACTCAAGGAACTGTTCAGGTGTACTACGAATGTTGTCAGGTGTGTACCGTTTAGCATTGTAGAATGCAGCAGCATAGCTTGGTTTAGCACCCGCCTGTAAGAACTCGTTAGCATCTTTGTACTTATCATGTATGATCTGGAATGTTTTCTTCGGGAAGAGTGCGCCGATCTTGGTAGCCAATGCACGTCCTGCTTCGTCGTTATCTACTGACAACACAATCCTATCGAAGCTATCTATCCAGTCCTTTGCTTTACCCTGCCACAGTTTCTGATTAGGTGTGGCACTAGGCACAGACACACAGGGGTACTTCTTGTCAAGCATCTGGAATGCAGACATTGCATCTAGCTCACCCTCACAGATCACAATAGACCTAGCTGACCCTGCGTTGAACTTATCCATCCCGAATAGTTCATCTGTCTTGAATCCCTTGTCTGTTTTAAATCCTTTCTCCTTGGTGTTACGTACCTTTCGGAACCCTGATGGATACTTGTAAACCTGGTTGAACCCAAAGGTCTGTACGTCATAGAACTCCATGACATCTTTACGCACACCACGGTGTGACTCGTAGTCACCTAACCCTTCAATCTCTGTTGTCTTGATTGTATGTACTGTTACTCTTTCTAATTCTTGCAATGGATAAGTCTCCTTCGCCCATGGTTTTAGGATCATACCTTTACTTGGATAGTTACGTTCACAGCTATGGCAAAACCCTACCATCTTTTCTCTGTTGTATGAAAAGGCATCTGAACTATCGCAGTCTACATGTGGGCAGGGTTGATGTGTTAATTCTCTAGCTTGCATCTGTCTCATACCTTATGTGATCTTCTATAAAATCATACACCACCTGTATATCTAATCCAGCGGCAGCGCAATAGAGCACCAGCCTCAAGCCTTCCTCTGCTAGTAAACCACGGGCATGTGCATCCATGTGAAACTTGTATGTTGCGCTGCCATCTTCGTGTTCTTCTACTTGTTCTACACCAAGTAGTCCTGCATCTGTGTTCATCATTCATTCTCCATTAGTGCAACCCACGACACAGGGAACAACTTAGACATCTCTGTGCTGATCTGATCTGCTACGATACGTGACTCATACTGTGTGTCAGGCTTACATCGTAGGTGACAAACAGAAGCAAAGGCATCTAGTGAACCTGACCAGTACCACTCTGTCATCATGCTTTGTTTAAGCTCACCTCGTGCTTGTTCAGGTGCTACGCCATCACCTAGCAAGAAGTTGTATGCAGCAAAAGACCACTCACTTGCTTTGCGTATTGCATTCTGTGTTTCGTGAGACAACTTAACCTCACCCTCAGATCCCTGCTTCTTATCTTCACTACGTCCACGCCATACATCAGGCATATAGAACTCTGGTTCATCGTCTACGTAACGTCTGCTAATTTCATTCCACCGTAGAAACTTATGCTTGACCAGCTGACGTGCTACGAACACTGGTGCTTTAACATGGAAGGATGCAAAGGCATGACCGAAGGGGCTGATGTGCTTGTGCTTGGCTAGGTACTTGATCAGCTTGGTGTCACGATCAGATAGCTTTAGGTGGATCTTGCCATCACCGTTAGTGAATGTGTAGTTGGTTGCACCTTCTTCGTCTGACCATTCCCATTCACTACGCTTACCAAAGCTAACTCGTGCAGCGTTCACGACAGATAGGTCAGACCCCATGTGGTCTATGTAAGTTACACTAATCATTAAAACATTACCTCACCGTTCTCGTCGTATGGATTGCGGAAGTATCCTTTCTCCAAGCACTCCTTACGTAGATCAACATAGTCATCATCGTCTTCGATGTCTAAGGATACGGGTGCTAGTAGACCTATCTCACGCATAAACATTTCTAAATCTGTGTTCATGTTTCTTTCCTCCATACTTATAAGTTACTACGAATAGAACTGTGTGTCAAGTCTACTCTTTATACTTTTCTTTAAGATTAAATAACGAAACCAATTCACCTTGAACGTCATCAATCTTGAAGGTACGATACAAATCATCTAGTCCGTACTGGTTGTAGACTGCTACGTTAATCTCGTCCTTGCACATGGTGCAGTAGTACCTATTCATTCTCTTGTCTACAAACGTAGCGTCTGCTCTGTTACAACAATAACAACGCATGTCTTCTCCTTTCTTTAAGTAATATGTATAAAGTATTACTATACTTATAACACATATCCTTTAAGTATTATAGATAGGGTATCATAAATCATCGTCATTGTCAAGTGCTTCTTGCATGTGTGCATGATAACCCATCTCAAAACCCTGCCAGAAGTTAGAGTTAATGATCTTGTTGTCGATGAAGTCTGAATCCCTACGCCCCACCAGGAATCCTAATGCAAACGACAGTCCAACCAAAGCTACCATCCATCCATCTAGTGTCACATCATTACTCCTTTAGGTTAAACATGAAAGCATTAGTGACACCATGAAACATCTTATCTTTGATCTTCAACTGCACTATCTCTAGCTTCTCACGTGCCTCTCTTACATTAAGTTTCTCTGTTATAACTCTGAAACTATTGTCTTCTAGTTCAGCTATGATTACGTATGCGTCTGGGTTGTCGTTCATATCAAGATCCTATTGCTACTATTATCATTACAATCATAGAGATAGTTAGTGTTCTACCTGCTAAGATCACGTACTGTGGTGGTAGCGGTATCGCTATGTACAGTGACAGTGCTACCAACCATGCAAGTAAACCCATCAGTCGTCGTATCCCCAATCCTTTTCTACTGTGCAGTTTTTATACCCTTCGTAGTACTGGTCTACTTCTTCCTTTGTCATGTACTCACGTGTTACTTTTACTTTACCTAGTGTATCAAGCCACATGTTAGGACTAGGTAGTCGTCCGTAGTATTTGTCTGCGTGTCCACGATCATAAGCTTCTTCAAGTCTGTCTTGAAACATTGCGTTTACTTTACCCATTTCATTTCCTTTCATAGTAGTTTTAATTGTACAGGTTCTTCGTATATCTCTTCAAGTCTTGGATGTAGCACATCACTAAACTCTATGTCACAGAAGTTACCACAGTCAGGCATGATAATCTTTTGTTGTCTCCCTGCATCAGGGTCTAATTCATCTAGGAAGACATTGCGGATGCAGCTATTGCCTACCTCACGTTCAGTCTTAGCCATCTTGTCAAAGACTTCGGGGAAGTCATCACGTATCTTGTTCCAGTATCCCTTGCCACCCTTAACACAACCAATGCAGTTGTTGTTAGCGTATCCTAGATCATACATCACAGGACGTTTAATACCTGCTTGCTCTAGGTAATACAAACTCTCAGGCTTAGTCATCTTATTCTCTATCAGTGGGAACAGAGGCTTGGCATCAGGGTATTGCTCCTTGAAACGGATAGCTCTGTTTATTTCTTTCTTACTGTACTCGAAGCCAAACACCTGACCATCATAGTCTAGCTCTTTCTCTAAGCGTTGGCGTACTCGCTTCTTAAGTACAAGCGTACAACGTGCACCTCCTGGCCCATTGACATACTTGTCTTGCAAGATCACGTCGAACTGGTCTTTGTATCTCTCAGGTGCTCGTTCAGTAATGATTTCTCTACCATACCACTCCTCGCACTGCTGCTTGAAACGAGCATTGTCAGGGTGTGCGCTATCAATAGCGAAGTAGATAGGTACTACATTCTCTGCACCGTATTCATCTATAGCTAACTTAGTTGCTACTGCACTTGTTACTCCTGCGCTCCACCATGCAATGATCATTTCATTTCCTTCCGATGTAAGATTGAATTAACCAGTCTAGAATATAGCAACAAGCTAGTATTGTCAAGAGAAAAATTAGTATACTCATACTGAGTTCCATTCATATACTGCACGTGCAAACCCACGTGGTGTTGCTGATCTAATGTTCTTTGTCTTCATACTCTTACCACCTAGCTTGAGGTGTTGTCTACTGTGTCCTTCTTCAGGTTCGACAGGATCAGTCCAAGGCATAGTGAATCCACCACCAGTCCATAGGCATGTCTTCTTAGGGTACGCATCACGTGGTGCGATGTAGTCAGGCCACTTCGGATGTTCTGCATTGTCTTCGTGGATGTAACCACCGTATTCGTATGGATGGAAACTGTAGTCAGGCTTACGCCACAGTGTAGCCAAGCGTGATACAGGATTCTCTATGAAGTATGGCACACCAAGGCTGTCGAATAATTGAGCACACCACCGAGCATGGTTGCTTGCCTTGACTTGAAAGTCAGGATCCACAGCAGACTTGCGCTTGAAGTGTGCCGCACCTGATACAGCAAGATCTGTACAGACTGGAAATGCCATACCGAATACAACGTTCTCGTTCTTGAACCAACTGCAAATAGTTTTAATGTTGTCGATATTCCACAAGTCCATCTGTATATACTCAATATAGCCACCACTGTCGAAGCAATCACGCTTGCCTATCTCAGGGTGTTGGATGTCGAAGGCATAGCAAGTATAACCTGCCTCTGCCCATGGCTTTAGTGCTTCACCTGTGTAGTCATACAGTGATAATACGATACCTTTAGTCATTGTTGTATCCTTTCATCAGCACGATCAGTATACGTGCAATATCCATCATCAATTAAACGCTTTGCTGTGCGTCCTATGCTACCTTCTAACTGCCACGCAAGGCCAGTGTCAATCAGGTGTTGCCATGCTTCAAGTTGTTCATCATCATCTGCTGCTACGTCACCTGTGCAGATCCAGATTGCTAATTGATTATTCATTTCTCTATCCTCACATAATCACCGTCATCGTTTAACTCATAGCCAAGCTTTTCTGTTATCCAAGACATGGCTGTGCATACATCATCCCACGATTCTTCGCTTAACTGATCCATGTCTAGTGTGTTTAAGCCTTCCCATACTGTGTCAATCCATGTGACAATATCATAGCGTTTAAGATCCATTAGTCTTGCTCCTCTAAAAAGCTTTGCAGTACACGTATTAAGTCTTCTACTGTGTTAGCGTATAGCACAGGGTCACCACTAAAGTCACCGCCTGTTATGTCTAACACTTCTTGGCATACTCTGCGTCCATTGTCCCAATGCTGTGCTATCGATAGTTTTTTATTACCTTTGTAGTACAGGTGTATATTGTTTGTGCCATCATTCATATCTCACCCTCCAATGCTATCCATAGTTTATTCCAATCACCGTCATATGCTTTACGGTCAATCAAAACTTCACCAGTCTTACCATGCACGACTTTGATACGTCCTGCGATTAGAGTTACTTTGATTGTTGCTGATCCACGTTCCATTAGTATTTCTTCACTTTCTCTACGATTGTAGTCACGTTGTTGAATGTGTAGCACAAGCGACAGTCTTTGCATTTCTGTCCTGTGCAGTTCTGTTGTTCTACATATTCTGACTCTAGCACATTGTTGAATGTCTTGTCAAACCCTTTCGGTGGCTTGCTCATGATGTGTGACTTCTTTGGATTGCTATAGATCAGGTTAAGATTGCTAGGCTTGTCGTTGTCACGTAACCAACGAAACACTAGGTCAACACGCTTAGTCCACAGTGCAAAGGTACACCAAGGATTGTCACGCACAATCGCCATGAGATTCTCTAAGTGTTGCATGTTGATAAGCTCACCGTGTGCGTTGAACCTAAACATGGCATCTGTCACACGTGGAATCTCGTGTGGTTCCAAGGCACGACTGGACAACAAGTCACTGTTGCGTTGCAGTGCCGCTTGCATGTTCTTGCGGTATGTGTTGAGCATTGCATGACTATAGCAGTCACCACAAATATTCTGTCCGTCTTGTTTACCTTTGACGTGTTGCTTATTGCAATAGTCATTGGTGATTGTGTTAGTCGAGATAGCTTTGAACCCGTCAAGCTTACCTGTCATTTTACTGATGTGTACTTGTTGCATCTTATACTCCAATCTCATTTAGCCATGCTTCGTGTTCTGCACGTACCTTGGCATAGCGGTCCCAATCTTCTTGCGTCCCTTCACGTGTGTCGGGATCCCATGCAAGTATCTGCTCTAAGTTATCCCAACCAAGGTCAGACTTGCTCTTGTCGGGACTGTCTGTCAGTGTGCCGTCGTCATGTAAGTATGCGGGCCATCCGTCACTAAGAATGTAAAGTTTCATGTGTCTTACCTCATGTCTAAACTGTCTAGAGAATAGGCACATTCCATGCCTATCTGTCAAGAGAGTTTTTCATACCGTGCTTTGCATTGCCACACGCCACCCGTTCAGCCATGGACGCACACCCATGAGACTTTCCCTATATGGGAACACGTCACAAGTGATTGCCGCCTATTGGTGCAAGGTTAGAGATACCAACCAAGACAGTGTTTTTAGTATATACCAACACATCACCGTGAAATGTACTGGTTCGCAGCCGGGCGCACCTCACCCAATCAGCCAGGGCTGCTATGTCAAAGATCGTCGATACAAGGTGTGTAAGTATCTATGCGTTGTGTCTGTGTCGTATGTGTCTTTCTGTGTCTGTATGTGTTACGTTGTTGTCGTTGTCTTATATGCTAGGGCTTTTCACCGAGCTTGTCAACTAGGAATCTGAAACACTTTGAAGGACTACGTCGCTTGCGATTTGTTTCTTTTCGCTGTCGATGTATCCACTATGCAAAATTAAATCATAAAAGTAAATGACTACAAAGTATATCTAAACTACACAAAAGGATATATCTAGTTTTCTACTATAATGTATAACCAATATAACACCACAGATAGGTAAATGTTATTGACGTATTAATTCAATTAGATCAATCAAATAGGTAAGGATTGTTTACCTTTATTGTATTTCCCGCAGGAAAAGGTAACATGATACCCCATGGATTACAGATAGGTAAGTATTCTTGACGTATTGTTCCTGTTTGTTCTTGTTCTGTACTACAAACATCCCCTGTTCGTTCTCGTTTTGTTCGCAGGGGTGAGGCGGGGGTCCAGGGGGTTCCTCTGTATTGTACATTACGACAAGAAATTTTCTACAAAAAAGATAGACCTCTGAAAAAACGGCCCAGTGTATCCTTCCCAGTAGTTGGTAGGCTAGGGTACTCGTAACAACATTACCTGCACTGTACGGCTCTCTCCGTGGCTCTCAGAGCATATTACAACATAGGAATGCGGTGTACACTAAATGGCGGTTACTTGTAGTACCTTACTTAAAGTATCTTTGTTTAAAGTATAATATAAATACTAATAACACAATTACTTTAAGGATCTTTCTTTTAAGGATAATATAATACTTATAATCAAAAGTACTTGTAGTAATTTCCTTTAAGTAATATAGGGTATCATAAAAGTTTTCTGTAGTCAAGAGTATAAATAGCGTAAGCGAATAAATAAATTTTACAACTTATGTCGTTTTAGTATTGACATTTATATATATACGTAGTAACATATAAGTATAGGGGGAACCATACTCATGTCTATGTATAGTTTACAACAACTTAAAACAGAAAACGGTATCATTAGAACTAAGAGTTTGTTCTATGAGTTATCTTATGATTCACCTGAGTTTGCATTGTTTACACTCAAGGAAGAAGACATTGTGATGCCTGATGGCAGACCAGCTACGGCTCTGGGTAAGTTGTACATAGCATTTGCAACAATGGACCCAACAGAGTACCAGTTCGCTACTGCAGTCTTTGGTAGTTGGGAAGTCTGGGAAAAGATGCAGACGACTGTACCTCTCAAGAAACCAATTGAGAAGTGGCGTAGAGAGGCAGAGGTAAAACGTAAATCACTTGCCTTTGAGTCTGTAGTAAAAGAAATACAAGAGGGTGGACGTAGTAGTTTTACTGCAGCTAAGTTCTTAATCAACGAAGAATGGAAAGCTAAAGAAGATGGACGCACAGCCCGTAAAGAAAAGAATCTACAAGACAAGACTACATCTGAAGAAGCTTTCGAAAGAGCAGGTGTAAACGAAGACCTTAAACGATTAAAAGATCAGGGTTTGATTAACTAACTAGCACAAGCGAATAAGGAGAACGCTTATGGCGAAGCAGCCAGTAGTAAATACTATTAGTTCTGGGTATGCTTCTCAGAGCCAGTTGAATGAGAACTTCAGTAACATTCAGACAGCATTCAGTAACACACTGTCGTTGGATGGTAGCTTACCGAATGCTATGCAAGCTGACTTGGACTTAAACAATAACGATCTTTTAAATGTACGTGCTATCTATGTAGATGGTGTTAATGTTCTTAATGTCTTAGACAATGTTACTGTTAGTACAGCAAGCCCTTCAGGTGGGGATGATGGTGACATCTGGTTCAAAGTAAGTTCGTAATAATTAAAACAAAAGGATAAATAAATGGCTGCTCTTTCAGATCACGCAGAAGACCTACTATTAGATTTTTTAATGACAAGTGGCACTGCTACTCGTCCTACAGCCTGGTACTTAGCTCTATTCACTGCAGCACCTAACGATGCAGGTGGTGGTACAGAAGTATCTACAGGTGGATATACACGTCAATCTATTGCATTCAGTGCTGCTTCTGGTGGTGCTACAAGTAACTCTGCTGATGTAAGTTATACTGCTTCAGGTGCAAACTACGGCACAGTTACTCACGTAGGTATCTTCGATGCAAGCTCTGGTGGTAACCTGCTATGGCACGGTGCAATGACTGCATCTAAGACTGTAGAAGATGGCGACACAATTACATTTGCTGCAGGTA